TAGTTAAATCTATTTCGTCTGCTTGTGTGCCAGCTTCTGTGGCAGCTGTCATTTCTTTCTTGGCAAGTGTTAATCTTGTAATAGCGTCTGCATGTACATCATAAGGGAACTTTGCACGTATCTCTGCTTCTCTTGCCGATGCATCTGCACTTGCGTCAAGTTCATTTGCCATTTCATGTAGTCTACTTGTAGTTGTTGCTACTTTTTCTGCCATCCCACTTGCGGCATTTGTTTGTCTTTCAAATACAATAGTATTATCGACAATATTTAACTGTTCTATAAGTTCTGCTATTTCTTTGTTGAGAAGACCAACTTTGGTGCTACCTTTCTCACCACCGTCAAGTTTTGATGGTGCATCGCTAAAGAAATCTGGAACATTAATATCGTTACCTTTTCCTGTGTCGCTTGATGCTTCTAATACTTTCTTTCGTTCTTTTAATACTTGAAGTTCTTTTTCAAGTAATGCTCGTTTTTCTGAAATACCGTTTGAACCGAACTCGGCGTCAAAGCCTGCTCCTGGTATCTTTGATATGCTTACGATTACCTGTTTTAATACATTTGTAGTTGCGTTGAACCCTTGTATAAAGCCATCGAATATACTTGCAATAGATGTAATAAGGTCTGCACCTGCTCTTATAAAGTCAGCGGCTAATCTACGTGAGAATGCTTCCATACCTCCCGCACCTGCTATTGCTTCGTCTATAGCTTGTGTTAGATTATTTGCAAGCTCCTCAATACCAGGAGCTAATGCTACAAAGAAGTTAGCAAAGCCACTTCTTGCTCTACGAGTAAATCTTACAATCGCATCGTTGGCTCTTTCTGCACCTCTTACAAAATCTTCATCGAATGCCATACCTGCAAGTTGGGCATCTTTAATAATCTGTTGTATAGCTTTAGAACCCATTTCGGCAATGTTAACAAATGCTGTACCTTCACTGTCGAAACCTGCGAAACCAAGAGCAAGTCTTCTTGCACCATCTTCTACTCCACCAAGAGAGGCAATATATTCTTTAAATACTTCTTCTCCAGCTTTGAAGTTACCATTATTATCTACTAATGAAATACCAAGTTCTTGTAATGGTTTAATCAGAGTACCTACACCCTTTTGTGCTTCACCTACCCTTCTTATAAATCTTTGTACACCTACAACATATCCTTCCTGTGATAGTCCAGCTTCTCTGGCAACTTCGCTATACAAACTTAAAAACTTAGTTGATACACCAAGTTTAGTTGCTTGTTTACCTAAAGCATCGATGGCATCTAAGTTCTTTTTGGCTAAGAATGCAAATGCACCAGCGGCGGCTGTTCCCGCTAATGCAAGTTTTCCTAATGTTCCCGCTACCTTACCACCTATAGTACCTATTTTACTTAAGGCTGAGTTTGCGTTTTTAGTTTTCTGGTTAAGTCTTTCAACGCTACTTTCAATACGCTTTACGCTTTTACTGGTATTGTCTACTGCTTCAAATATTAACTCATATGTGTTCTTTGCCATCTTAACTCCTATTTAACGCAATCGCCTCGGTTGTGGTTTCGGCTTCGGTGCTTCATTCTCTTTTTTGTTTATATCTTTTAAGAAAGCGACCCAATATGCAATCTCACTCTCAGACATTTTCATCATATGATCCATAGTATATCCCGTTTTATATGCTATGTAATGCAATGTCCATACATATGGATCTGTTACGAGTTTTTTTCCGCTTTCTCCACAGATACTGGTTCATCGTCATCATTAATCTGGCTGACGATTTGTAATAATAGTTTAGGGTCTGCCGCTTTCATTAACTCACCTTTATTGTGTTCGTTAAATACACGCTTACCGTCGCTGTCAAGTAATCTATTAACCATAACTTGAACAAGAGCTTCTGCTGTTTTACCACTGTTTTGTAGTTCCATAACTTTTGCTTCTTGTTGAAAGTTTGTGCCTTTTTTATAATAGAATGTTGTATCCCATTCTGGTACTTCGATTTCTTTCATTGAACCACTTACTGTTTCAGCATAGTGGTTACGGATTTTACCCATTAAATCTTTGTTATTCATCATATGTTCCTTTTTTGTACTTTGATTTGATTTTTTTCAAAGAAGGTTCTGATATTCCGTCTCTTGCTTTTGTGGAATGTCCATCTTCAAGTTCTAAGATATATGGAACCTTATTCGAAAGTTTTCTCTCATTCTTTAATCGCCAAGAACGGCGTGCAAGACCGGTGTCTTTTGGGGTTTCCTTTTGAACTATTTTCTTCGCATCCTTCATAAGATTGTCCATAACATCTGATGTTACTTCTCCCATAAAGTTTGCGTTCTTAGTTCTAAGTCCGCCTTTTGATCCACCGGTCTTAATCATGGTTATGAGGCTGCGCCTGTATAGCCACCAGTTTCAGTTCTAATCGGTGCAGTACCTGTTACTGTGACAGATGCTTCAATCATACCGTCAACCGAAGTTGAGATACTTCTGCTTGTGATTAGACACTTACCCTGATAACCAAGCTCACCAGTACTATCGCCTGATGGCCAGAAGTGTAGTTCTACTTCTGTGCTACCTGGTTGTAGTATACCAAAATGGTTCTCGTCACCTGTTGCGCCTGCGGCATCTCCTGGTGTTGGTCCGCCTTGCTCAATATGAGTAAGTTGCGGGTCACCACTGAAGTTGTCCGAAGAGTTCGCATCATCGATTGTCCAGAACACATCTACTGTGCCTGACCAAGACTTGAACGTTGGTTTGTTTGTTCTAAAAGCTACGCCTGATGTATTCATCGTTGTCGCATCGATTGTTTCCTGTGTTTCTTCTATTGAGAAAGAACGGATTGACGCTACGGCAGTTGATCCTACATAGACAGCACCTTCAGAACCTGAAAAGATTTTATTAGCCATTTCTGGTCTCCTTTTATTATGTGTTACCTTTAGAATAGGTATATTGAATACCTACTCTTATTGTTTGACTTACAGTTGGATAGTCAGTTGTCTGAATATCACCAACATCTAATACTTCTGTTGTTTGAGCTTTACCGCCTCGTGTTCTATCCACTTCCAGTTTTTCTTCAATAGCTTCTACTATCTCAGAAAGTTGTTCCTCAGTTTTCTCAGTCTTGGCTTTACCATCTAAGTGTGTAATGATATCAAGTTCAAGTGTAGCTAAACGCCACTCCATTGCTATGTCTTCTTTACTCTCACTTTCAACATTCACTTGTACAAGTGGGTATGCTGTTCTGGCTAACCTTGTGAAATCACTGGGCTTCTCTGATACTTTACCTATTCTTGGTGTCGATATCGTCTTAAGCTGTGTTACAACATCGTTGATTATATCTTTGCGAATGCTTGCCATTATCGGTATAGCCTTTCGGTTTTCATATAATCTACTTCTGATGTATCATATGCTCCATCACCGTTGTCGTCATAAGATATGCCCGCGGCTAAAACTGCCTTGAACTCTTCGGAATAACGGTCACGATAGAATGACATTTGATTTTGGAAAGTATCATTTTCTTGGAAGTTAGATAAACGAGGCAAGATGTAATACGCTAACGCATGATAAACTGTAGTACGCTTATGTTCCGTTGCTTTGAGTTTAGTTGCGTCAAAACTTTCTGGTGTGTGAGTTAACATCCACCATTCTGTTTTAATGCGTCTTTGAACGTCATCTTCTGAACGATTAAGTTCTTCCGTGAAACTTTCAACACCGTGTTCAAAGATATCTGGAACTATTGCTACTAAGTCTTCATCTGTTGCATATGCCATCTTGCTCTCCTAACTGTTAATATTATACGTTGATTAACTGAATACCACGTGTTGCGTCTACAACTTTAGCGCCACCATGAATGCTGGCCACAACATCAAACCCAACTGCGGCAGCCCTACGTTGAACCTCGATGTCTACGTTTTTCTGCATAGCTAATCTTGCCGCGTCTGCACCAAAGATAAATCCTGAGTGTGCCGCTGGAACAAGAGCAGATTGGAACATTTGTACGCCAGCGTATGTGCCAACATAACCATTTCTTAATGCTTCTGTTTGGAAGTCACCGCCTGCAACGTTACCGTTAGCAAACAAGTTTTTCATTAAGTTAGATGCTTCTGCTGGTGATAGGATACCGTATAGGTTGCCCATTTCGCCTGCGCCGCGGATTTGTGC